CAGAATCGCACCAAGTACAAGTTGCAAAATCCCATTATTGCCACCAGCCCCCATTACACGCGGGACGATATGAATAGTGTCTGCTTCAGTATTCATGTCTAGCTGTTCTTCACCGATGTTATCGCCGGTAATGAGCCGCTTAGTTTCATGATCGTAAATTGCTGGGCGTTTCTTGCCTCGTTTATTACTTGAGTTCTTTCTTTTTAAAAACACGGCAAAGCGTAGGCCCTGCTCATGGGCATGTGTCATGAAGTACTCAAAGCCAGCGATCTGAACTGATAATGCACGCATGGCTTCACGCGTATTTGCGACATCGAGCTTAAATTCACGACCAAACTTTTGCCCTAGAATGCCGTACAACTTAATTGTTTTTAACATCTCGGTGCCTTAAGATTTTCACAGTGCGCTCATGCCATTGCTGACCATATATTTCCCGCACAGATTTACGGTTATACGGATGATGAAGGATTAAACTTGAACCGATGCAATGCTCAGTTTGTTCCGATTTAAGCTGCCCATTATTACCCAACCATATAACTGCATGATTTGGATGCTCGGTACGCCCAACACGACAAACAAGCATATCGCCATACTGCGGTGTATCAACTTCAAAGAAACCTGCTTTTTCGTAATTTTCAAGGTAAAGTGATGGATGGTCTTTATCTTCCCACCATGCATCTTTACGCTCGAAATCCTTCAGCTCTACGCCCAATTCACGACTATAAAAATCACGAATCAGTGCATAGCAATCTTGCCAACCGTGAAAATAATTACGCCCCACTAAGGGGGCGCGATAACCACAAGGTTCATAAACTTGAAAATCCAGATCCGGATATGAACAAATTACCCACGGCTTTTGATGTAATTCAATTTGAATCAGATCAAGTTCCGAAGCTTTTGTTGTTCCATCTGGATGAGAGTGCACATAAGCTAAGATTTCGCCTTGATCTTCAGCACTTGCCAAGTCTTCGGGATGTATTTCAAACTGATCAGATTGTTCAGCGATATTGCGACAATGAATATATTCTTTACCAACTATCACGCCGCAGCATTCTTGTGGATAACATTCATCCGCATGTGCCATGATTGCTTTTTTAATTTTTGCCGTAAGTTTCATAAGACCTCACAATAAACTTGAAGCTGGAAAACCGCCGAACGGCAATGGCTTATTTTCACCATGGTGTAAACGACAATCTCTTAACCTTCCCCCACATTTGTCCTGAGATGGATCATCTGTTGGCTCACCTTTTTCTGTGAACATAGCCGCGCCCGTATAACCACACTCTTCGCCGCGATACTTCCCCATCATGCACCAATGACAAAGTGAAGTAATTTGACGTACAGGAATTTTCAACCCTTCAAAATCAATTGGATTAGACAGCTCGAAAGTCACTTGTTGTGCATTTTCAGATGTCTTTTGCTCGATGTACCAGATTTGCTCTTTTGATTCATTCGATGCAGTTGGATTACCTGCTGTGAAGTTTTCAGCATCTAAGTATTTAGCAAGTGTGGTAATCACTTTAAGTTTTGCACCAGCAAAGTCTTTAAACTGCAAACAGTAAGCAGACACAGCATTTTGAATGCCGTTGATATTGTTGGCCATGCTTAAAGTTGGCGCTGAAGCTTTACCATCTGAACGCATTTCAAGCCCAGATACTTCCAGGGCCATCGGCTCAAAAACTTGACCTTGCCAGATAATATTGCGGTTCCATACTTTTTGATCGCCAGCATCAAAAACTTTGCCAATGCTGCCAGAGTCGGCACCGATCAATCCTTCAGATCCGATGGATGAGTAGATTTTCTCCCAGTCTTGAAAAGAAATATGACCATGAAAACGTAAAATGCCAGCACCTAAGTTGCTGGCATCTAGTTCAAATAGATGAATAAGACCATCTACATATAGTTTCTGGAAATCACTATTCAGGGTCATAAGTCACCTCGTCATAGATTGGATTTCCATCTTTGTCTAAGACTGGCACATCATCAAAAACAGGATTTCCTTCACTATCAACTGCTTGAACCCATTCAAAAACTGGCTCACCCTTCTCATTAATGACAGGTTGATTCGTTAAGATTGGGGTACCGTTTTGATCTGTTTGAATATGTGTCACTGGTTTTTGGTAATTTTTACCGCCAACAACAACCGGATTCCCGGCATCATCAAATAGATCTTCATATTTAGTGATGTAAGTCAATTGCGGTGCATATTTTACTTGCTGGACCATACGCGGTTGTTTTTCTGTTCTTGGAATTTTTCTAACGATTGTCTTTTTAATGCTGTTTAATCGAATGTCGATCCATCGCGGCTCACCATTTGCATTGTTCGGAATATCGATTGGTGCATCGAGATTCGCAACAATATCACCCTCTTCATTCATTTTTTTCTTGTATGTTTTAATTTCAAGATCACCATTTTCCAATGTCTGATATTCAACTGCACAAATCTTATTGCCATGTGTGTCAGTCGGAATTTCAATCCACCAGCCTTCTTTAGCGAATCCTGAAGACCCTTTTACCAAGTAATGACCAACATCCAGTTTTTCAAAAGAAAGTGGCTGTTCAGCAGCTTCATCATTAGGTTCAATTTTATCTGCAAATAGCTTAACGACTGGTGAAGCATTCTTTAAAAACCCGTTTGCATCTACTGTTGTATTTGATGAGGTTCTCAGAAAATATTGAGCAGTTAAATTTGTGCTGCTGTCTGTCCATCCAATAATTTTTACATCCCCACTTAGTGCTCCAAATGAAACAGCTACATGTGTATCAGAAGACTTTAGATGCAAAGCAGGTGAATAAAGCTGTAGTACCGAACCACCATCAACACGAAAGATCTTTGATTGATTACCAAGCGCATTTCTAGCGTCCGTTACTGTCGATATATTGCCAACTACACTGCCAGAACCTCCAAAACCAAAAGCTCCAACTTCCATGACATTCCCAGCAGCAGTACCTACATAACGACTTGCTGCATGAGTGTTGTTTGTAAAGTTTTCATTTACTTTTGCGCCGGTCGAACGAAATGTATCACCACCTGCGCCAGTCGGTGCCGTACCTAGATTTACTGTTTGAATCGTCATTTTCTTACTCGCATAAAAAAGCCCCTAAAAAGGGGCTTTAAAGGGGTTTAAATTAAGGGTAAAAAACTTGGGTGAATGTCGTTGAGATTTGCCAAACATCACCGCCTAAACAACGGGGTTGATATTCACCTGTTTTTACTCGTACCTCACCGTCTAACGGCGAATCCCAAAGAAACGAGTCAGCTCCTTTATGGTCATCAAAGAATGCTTTGATTTGCATAATTTCATCTTTATAAGCCGTTCTTTGATAAGTCCATTCACCAGATCGGTTATTGATACCTACAGCAATGTTTTGTTCATACCCATCACCAAACTTAGAGGACAAAGTATTAAAGCTTTGCGAACCTGAATTACCCTCTAAATCTTGGCACCAAGTGAATTTACGATTACTCATCTTTTTTGACCACTCAACTTTCATACTTACCGGACTATCTTTAAAACGTTTTTTGCAACTTTCTAGATCCTTCGTATCTTGATCTGGAGCGAATAAACCTGCCCGCCTACTTTCACGAACTGCCCATTCTTTTACATGTTTGTTTAGTAGCTCTGCAGCTTTAGAACTCTTAGATTGTTTTTTAAAAATGAGGGTGAATGACAATCCAAAGACGAAACCCGTTGCATATTCAATTAGATTAAAATCAATTAAATTTGCACTTATGTAGAAAACTACAGCAATCAATAAAGCAAGCAGAAAAGTCATAATGTACTTTTTCACTTTTGTACTCCCATTAAAAAACCCACTCATTCGAGTGGGTTACTTTGATAATAAACCGCCTTGTCGCTGTTGTTGACTTAAGTACTCATTGACATGCCGCGCAATCGCCTCACCTAACCCTATATGCTTATGAGCCACCGATTTAAGAGCTTCATATTGCTTTTCGCTCAAAACAAAAATTACACCATCAATATCTACAAGCCAATCATCGAATTGGATAGGGAAAGTTTCCCCATCTCGTTCATAAGTTACCTGAATACCAGCAACTCCACATTGCCCACTATATGTTATTGCACCAGCAAGAAGGCTTGTGACATCTTCACAATTACCAGTGTATTGACCTGTTTTCTTAAATTGAATTGCCTTCATATTCTCACTTCCTGAAAAGCAATAAACCCACTCAGTAAAGTGGGTTTATTTGGGTTTAAGTGGTTAAATTTAGGTATTAGCGTCTCACTAGATTAAACAAGACACCACCTTGGCGGCTTTCGCGTCTAGCCCATGCGTCCATTGCATTATTCAGAGATTCAGCAATTTGCTTTTGCCCTTGTGTATTGACGCTTGCAGATCCATCAGCAAACGTAATTTGCTGACTAATTTGTACATTGCCCTCACTAGACCTGTTTTGACGGTTATTTAAATAATTCGTCAAATCTTTGTTCTGTTGAGGGTTTAGTACTCGTTCACCACCATCCAAAAGCCATGTGCCTTCACGCGGGATATTATCTATACCGTTGTGGGCCATACCAGTTAAACCAATTGCTTTAATATTGCCAATAATGCTTGCCGTTTCCGCGGCAACGGTTGCAGCAGCAGCCAAATTGGCAGGGAAAGGCAAACTCATTGCATTTGCAATGCCCTGCTGGATTGCGATCATTGACTGAGCGATAGCAAAACCCTTTTGGATAGCAAACATTGCTTTATATGCAGCTGACTGCTCCCCAAATACAGTTTTCATCGTATCTGCGGTTGATTCTGCTATTGATTCACCATACATAAAATGTAGACTTAATCTATCTTGAAGATATTTTTTTTCAGCAGCTAAGTTAGCTGCTCTAGCCTCATCTTCTGTAATGTTGTTCCACTTCAATGCATCCGCAATTACTTTCCTTCTATCCTCTAACTCTTTATCTAGATTAAAGTACTCCTCAGAACCATTAAGTGAAGATGACATAGATTGGAAATTCACATATGCATTTCTTCTACGGTCTTCATACTCATTATCTTCCGCTCTTGCTGATGCATTAAGTAGGCCAGCGCGTATTTTTGCATCACGAACTTTTTCAATCTCTTGCCGTTCAAGTTCATACCGTCGTGTGAGTGCTTTTGCTTCATCCATATAGCTTTCTTCAATCTGGAACAATTGTTGTTCCTGACTAAGCCTCAAAGATTTAAGCTCATCATCACGCTGCTCATCTAAGGACTTTTTGCGTAAAGCTCGCTCCTCCTTAGACATCCCAACTTTCGCATCGACACGGGCTTTTTCAACTTCAAAAGTCTTTGCTAACTTTTGCTCTTCTGACCAATTCCAAGCATCTAAGTCTTGTTGATATTCAAGCAAATATACTTGTTTGCGTGCAGCACTAATTTGCTTAGCTTCTTCAATTAAGCGTGATCTATCAGCTGATGGTAGTGATGCTTCGTTAAATCGTGCTAACTCTTTAGTTAGATCAGCTTCAATTCTTGTAAATTCAGTTCCATAGTCATATAGAACTTCTTTAGCTAATTTTGCCTGTTCTGCAATTTTACGATTTAACTCTTCTTGTGCTTTCGCTGCAGCCTTAGCTGCTTCAGCAACCTTGTTTTGCTTATCTAGCCAATCTTGTGCACCCTTTGTGGCAACAGTATTTGTCGTGTTGGCTTGATTTTGAAGCTCAGCTAATTTCGCAGTTGACTGTGATACCGTATCATCAAAAAGCTTACCCACTTTCGTTGAAAACTCTTCCATTACAGCTTCGTTGTCGCGATAAGCCATCTTGATATAACTATTCTCTGCGCCTGAAGTTGCTCCAGCAGTTATCAGTGTTTTGGCGAACTTAATCCCTGGCAACTTGCCTAACCAGCCGCTTTCTTCCGCAGCCTTATTAGTTAAATTATATGAATCCAAAGCTTGATTGGTGACACCTGCAATTCCATTAGCAACCATGTTAAGTGCCGCCCATACACCAAGTGCAATTGCAGCTACACCACGTAATGAATCTGCTAGTACTTTACCTGCATCAGCCATTCCCCGTGCTTTTTCATCGCCATCTAACATTGCTTCTGAAATATCAACTAGAGCAGGAATAACTTGGCTTAGTACTCGTTTCTTTAATCCTTCATATTGCATATCTAACATTTTTGTTTGGACTTGCAACTCCCTAGATGCTTTTAGGGTTTTCTCATCCATGATAATGCCAGCACGTTCAGCCGCTTCACCCCACAAGCGCATACCTTCTGCATTATTTTTTAATAATGGTAGTAGCAATGTAGAATCAGATGCCATACTTTCCATTAAGAATGACATTTGGTCTTGTGAAAGGTTAGCCTCCTCCATTTTCTTAACAAACAAGCCCATTGACTCAGGGCCTGAAAGTTTAGAAAGCTCTTTAGCCAACTTCATAGCGCCATCTGCGCCTTTCTCAGTTTTAACTGCCACTTGTTCCATGAAATCAACTAATGGACCAGATCCAGCAGTTAGAAAGTCACCAAAACGCTCATTCCAGTCTTTCATGATGTCACTGAGCTTTTCAGCCTCAATACCCATCATTTGGGCACCTACAGCCATTTTCTGAAACTCGGCAACTGACGTTTGGCTCAAATAAGCAAAGCGCTCTAATTCCGCATTATGCTTTGCCATTGTGTCAGCCATTGCAATTATGGCAGTTGTAGCACCAGCAACAGCTGTAGCAGCAATT